ATTCACGAATATCGATTTCAAAGTTTTTAACAGTATAGTTACCAGACTCATCATATGTGCGACGAGCAAATGTTTCTTCTAGTACTGAATATTCTGTTCTACGAACTTCACGCTTAACTTGACCATCACCAGTGCGAAGCAATTCAATAAAGTCTGTATCAGCAGTGCTTGCTTCAGTTAGTTTAGTTAATGTTGCAACTATGCTGTAACGATGAGCACCTGGAGCAGCATAGTTAAATGAATTTTGAGCATTATCAAATAATGTTTCGTCTTCTTCTGCAGTAACAATAGATTCTTCACATAACAAACCAATACGATATGATGGAGTATTTGTATATTTGTCAAGAATAATTGTTTGTGGTTCAACGAGGACAAAGTGCCCTTTAATATAATAAACACCAAGTTCAATGGTTGCGATCGAACCTTTACCAACAGGGGAAGACGCAAGTGCTTGGACAGTATATGTTGTATCCACATCGGAAATCACATCACCAGCAGCAAAGACCTTTTCTGTTGTGCTAGTTCCTGAATTTTTGTAACGAACAAATAGTGTTGCTGGATCTGCGCCAGAAGATTTTGAATAGTAAATAACTTCTGCTTGAAGACCAGTTGCGTTTTCAATTGTTAAACCAACTAAATTTGCAATAATTGTATCGGTCTGAACAGATGAATATGAAGATTCTAATTTTACATAACCAATGTCGGTATCAATGGATGCCTGTCCTGGAATGACCATCGCACCTTCTTTAAACACATGGTCACCAAAACGAGAAATCTGATTTTGCAGAATAGTCTGCATTTGAGTGAGTTCTCGTGCTTGCACAGCATACGATGGGCGATAAAGAATTCGATAGAATTTTTTGCCTTCATCGAAGTCGTCATAATATGGTTCGGTATTAAAGTTAATAGCCATTCTTTGTTCTTCTCTCGGTTAGTTCTCTATATTTATGTTAGAATCTAATAATAGTTCTAAGAGTAACAGTCTCTTCATCTGACGGAGTAAATCCAGCTTTGTTATCAATAAACATTAGCTGACCAGAATATTTATCCACTGTTGGATTAGATACTGAAGATGCTGTAAAAGTTTGACCAGCATCGTTTTCAAAAATATCATTAGTTAAAGGAACATCATTATCTAAAGATTGTAAAAGTGCTGCGGTAGAAGTTGAAGAAACTACACGGTATCTTCTGTAAAAAGTAGTTCCACTTATAACTCTAGCAACTTCAAGATCTGTATCTTTTGGAAAATATGTAGTATTAATTGCACCTTGTACTAAGAAACAGCCAGATCCTAAAACTCCTTGGAAACGAGTGTTTGCTCCATAGGCTCTTGGGTTTTTAATAATTCCCAATTGACGATAGTCGTTATTTACTTCAAGTCCTTGGTTTAAATCATTAGATACATTCGAATAGAACATTAGTGTTCTAGAAAATAACTCATCTGGAGCATTTTTACCATGTCCACCAAATGGAGACATAATTGCTCTAGCTCTTGCACCTTTACCGTTTCCAGTAATAACTATGTTGGCAAATGTATATCCAGATCCAGGATTTGTTATATTTATTTTAGTGAGACGACCTGTTGCAGTATTAATAGTAGCTGTGGCAGTTGCACCTGTTCCATCTCCCTGTATTGATACAGTCGCTACACCATAACCATATCCACCAGAAATAAGTTTAATTGCATTAATAGTTCCAGCTGTAGTTAAGATTTCATTATTGGCTTGCAATGATGCAATATTACCCACATTTAAATCTGGAGTTAAAACAGCACCTGTACCAGTTCCTGATACAGCAATCGTTGCTGTGCTATATCCAATGCCACTATTTTCAATAGTTACACCAACAATCTGCCCACCATCAAGAATAGGATAGAGTTTTGCTTCTGATTTAGAAACATTAACTGCTGCGATAGCACCAGATCCACCACCACCACTAAACGAAACTGTAGGAACAGTTGAATATCCAGCACCAAATCTACGAACAACTGAACCAGTGGCTGGAGTTCCAGCATATGCTACAGTGGCAGTTCCATTACTAGCTGAACCTGATGTATGAGTAGGATTAGAACTACTAGTAGTACCAGCACCTGTAATTGTATAAAGTCTATTGGAAACAAAATATTGCTCCCCAACTAAAACAGCAGTAGATAATGGGAAAGCAGTTCCAAATGTTACTGTTGGATCACTGGTATAATTATCTCCTGGATTTGTTACAGTTACATATAAAACAGAACCAGTTACTGCATTCATCTTAGCAGATGCTACTGCAGCTGATCCACCACCACCAGAAAATGTAATTGTTGGTGCTGTGGTATATCCAGATCCACCAGAGTTTAAATTTATTTCTCTAACTGCACCAGTTAAACTTACTGAAGCAACACTTTGTCTTGATACATTACTAAAAGTTAATCCAGTTGTAGTACCTGCAGTAGTAACAATCGCTGAATCACCAGTAGTAGTTAAAGTAAATCCTGTTACAGCAGATCCAGATCCAGTAATAGCAGAAACTTTATATGTAGTAGGATTTGAATATCCAGTAATAGTACCAGTACCAGTCAGTGTTCCAGAAATAGTAATTAAATTATTAACTGCTATGGTAGTTGCAGTGCAAGTGAACTGACCACCAGTACCAGAGATAGCAGCACCAGAAATAGTTGGTGTAGTCATTGCTACACTTCCCTTTGCTCTAGTTCCAACAAATTTTAATGCAGCAGTGCCATTTTGAACTGTGCCTAATCTATGAGTTGGTTCAGAAGAAGATAAAGTTCCTGGTGATACAATTTCATAAAAATCAAATACAGTATTATAAATTCTTTGTCCAAGAAATACTGTGGCTCCAGAAATAAATGAAGAAGCGTCTGCCACTGGATCGCTAAATGCTATGGTCGGAGTAGATGAATAATTAGAGCCAGCATTACTTACAGTGACTCCAGTTACAAAAATAGGATCTTCTTCACGATATCCGTCACCTGTTACTGTTAAGGTTGCTGTGGTATATCCAGAACCCTTATTGTTAATAATTACACTGTCAACAGTACCATTAGAATAAAATTGATTAGTTAGTGCAGAAACTACAGGAATTTGTTGATCATTTAAAAATTTACTTCTTAAATTAATCGGCACATTATACATGTATTTCCAAATATAACCATCTGCTGTTGTTATTGGTGATACTGAAGTTCCAGTAGGTTTAACTGTAGAATTAGCATTTAAATTATTATCAAGACATTTATACACATTGAAGTCATCTGTCATAACATAAAAATTAGCATCTTCAAGATTATTCTCACCAGAATATGCTAAGTTTAAAACTGCTCGTAAATCTGCACCAACTCCACCACCTCCAGTTACTGTAACTGTAGGCACAGAAGTATATCCTGTTCCTCTTGATACAAAATCAACATCAATAATTTGTCCATCTAAAACTACTGGAGTGTAAGAAGCACCAGTGCCACCACCACCTGTTATAGTGATGGTTGGTAAACTATTAAATCCTGATCCACCAGAAACAATGTTAATACCTAAAATCTCATTGCAATACTCATCGTCATACATATCATAAACTGTACCAGAAGTCCAGTTTCTTCTTGGAATAACAAATGAGACATCAGATGGACCAATCTGTTTCATTGTAATAATTTCAGATCGTGCATTACGCTCGTATGCATAACTATCAATTGGATATGGAGGATTCAATTCATCTGTCCATGACAATGTCTTACCAAGATAGTAATAATAGTTTGAACTTCTCGTTACTACATCTCTGTAGACACCCTCTGCCAATGACTTGTGCAGAATAGTTTTAATTAAAGATGACGATGTTGTCATGTAGAACCCTAAACTAAAAAGTTAAATTAACTTACAGTTACAACCCATGTTACAGCAATAGTATCACCAGCAGCCTTATTTACTACAGGGAATGTAGTACGGCAAAGCATAGTTCCTGAAGATGATGCGTTTAAAACTGCAGCTTCAGTAATAGCACCTGTACCAGTACCTGCTGGGAAAGTAGCAGTGTAAGTGATAGTGTTAGTTGACACAACAGATCCTGCTAGTGATACACGACCAGTTTCAGCACCAAGAGCAGTATCAGCTGCAGCTGGAGTACCAGTACCAGTACCAATTGCCATGTGAGTCATTGAGACTGGAGAATTGGTTGTTGCAACAATTTTAGATGCGATATAGTTTTTGCCAGTAGTTACAACTAGGTTAGGAACTTCAAATTCCTTAACAGTTTCACCTTGTGCGT